CTGGCCCGGAAGGCCCTGGCGGCTATGAATATCGGGTACGTGGCTTGGAGAAAAGATGGGTAGGCCCAGATGCTGAGCTTATCCGACACCTCAAGACGTTCCATCCGACGGATGATTGGTACGGTCTTAGTCCCTTGGAAGCAGCCGCTTACGATATCGATATCCATAACCAGGCCCTAGCTTGGAATAAAGCCCTGCTGGATAACCGCGCCCAGCCAAGCGGCGCTATGGTATACGAGCCAAAGCGCGATACCTCCCCTGACTACCTTCCAGAGGAGCAGTTCCAGCGGTTGAAGCAGGAGATTAATGACAAGCACACAGGGGCAGCCAATGCCGGCCGGCCCATGTTGCTTGAGGGCGGCTTGAAATGGCAACAAATGGGCCTGAGCCCGCAGGACATGGACTATATCAACAGCAAGAACACCACAGCTCGTGATATCTGCATGGCCTTTGGCGTACCCCCGCAACTGCTCGGAATCCCTGGGGATAATACCTACTCCAACATGCGCGAGGCGCGGGCCGCTTTATGGGAACAGACGGTACTCCCAGAAGTGTATGACCTGCGCGACGAACTCAACGCTTGGCTGGCGCCGCAATTCGGGGATGAATACCGTATCGAGGTAGACGAGGATAGCGTACTGGCCCTCGCTCCACGGCGCGCTGAACACTGGGACAAGGTACAGAGCGCTGATTTTCTAACCATCAATGAGAAGCGTGAAGCCGTAGGCTATGCCCCAGTAACAGGTGGCGATCAGGTACTGGCCCCAGCGACCCTGTTGCCTATCGCCTATGCACAGGATAACCAGAAAGCCTTGCAAAGCTGGCTTGAGGAGCAGGGCTACGATGCAGCTACCGCGCAGGAGTTGGCGCAAAAAGCCTTTGCGGTGGATAGCGGTGCCAATACCTAAGCCACGTTCAGGGGAGGATACAGACGCCTTCCTCGCTCGCTGCATGGCTGATTCGACTATGCGCACAGAATATCCGAACCAAGATCAACGCTATGCTATCTGCCGCACCCAGTTAGAGCGGCGCAGCAGCAAAGCAGCGCGAGACAGAACGCTCGCTGTGTGGCTCCGGCAACTGGCCCGTTTCGAGCGTGACTATACCTTGCGCTATGCCCGCTTGCTGAGCGCCTATGGTCAGCGAGTGGCGCAAGCATATCAAGCAGAGGGCAAGAATGCGGCCACGTCCGCTCTCTCCGGGCTGCAACAAGAAGTGCATGCCCTTGTTACGCGCAATACCGTGCAAGCTGCGCAGACCTTTGGCGGACAGGTACTCGGCACGCTAAGCAAATATACGCTGCAGCCGATGAACAGGAAGAACGCTGAGAGCTTCTTCCAGCAACGCATTCAGGACTACATCGCAGCCAATGCCTTGAAGAAGGCCAAGCTCATTGATGATACGACGAAGGCCTCTCTTGCTGATGCTCTGGCGACCGCTGAGCGGGAGGAGTGGTCGCCGTATCAAACAGCTCAGTTCATTACACAGCGGATCGGCGGACAAACGGCTAATGCACGTGGGGCGACTATCGCTAGGACAGAGACCCATGCCGCAGCGAGCTTTGCCAGTGATGCCGCAGCCAGCGCTACCGGATTACGCCTAGAGCGGGAATGGATGGCGACGGAAGATTCGCGGACTAGGCACAGCCACCGTGAGATGGACGGCCAGCGGGCACCAATGGATGAGCCGTTTCGTTTACCCGGTGGTGGATCGATTCAGCGACCGGGGGATCCTGATGCGCCGGCATCGGAGACGATCAACTGCCGGTGTGCGCTGGCGTATCATGAGGTCCGATAGGCCTTGTTTACTTCTCGCATAGAATGCGCTAATATGGGCATAACCTAGGTTTATCGCCCACGACATGAGGACATGAAGCATGGGTGACATCTTTCCGGGCCTTGGCCCGATGACCACGAAGCACGCCTTGCCCGGGAGCCTTGATGCCGAAGCCCCGCTTGATGTCGCCCTGGAGATCAAGGAAGTTTCCGCGGACGGCACCTTCTCCGGCTACGGCTCGATGTTCAACAATACGGACCTAGACCGAGATGTCATCGCCCCCGGTGCCTTCACCAAGACTCTCGGAAAGAATGCCCCGAAGAAAATCAAACTGCTCTGGCAACATGATCCGAAGCAGCCGATTGGCGTATGGGAGGAGATGAGTGAAGACAGCCGTGGCCTGAAGGTCAAGGGGCGCCTCCTTATTAACCAGGGGGTGCCGAAAGCCGATGAGGCCTATGCCCTCCTTAAAGCAGGCGCGCTGGATGCTATGAGCATTGGCTTCATGATCCCGGATGGTGCCTGGGAGTTTGACCAGAAAAAGAAGGTCCGCATCATCAAGGAGGCGGACCTGTGGGAGATCTCCCTGGTAACCTTCCCAGCGAATCCCAAAGCGCGCATCACCAGCGTCAAGGCTAATGTCCCTTTTCAGGACCTCCCTCTTGCGGATCGAGGCAGGGCATGGGACGCCACCGGCGCCGAGCAGCGCGTCCGGCAGTGGGCCGGGGGCGGTACCAGCCTCGAAGATATGGATTGGGCGCGTTATCGCAAAGCCTTCCTATGGTTCGACAGCGAAGCACCTGAGAGCGTGACAAGCTATAAGCTGGGCATTGCCGATGTCGTAAACGGTGAGCTTACTGCTATCCCCCGCGGCATCTTCGCTTCGGCAGGTGTACTCCTAGGTGCTCGCGGGGGTGTAGATATTCCGCAGGATGCCCAGCGCCGCGCTATCAGCCACCTGGAACGGTATTACTCCAAGATGGATATGGAGAGCCCGTTCAAGGCCGTAGATATGGCGGACAGTGTAAAGAGTTACGGATCGGCGCTGCTGGCAAGCTGCGACGGTCCTGTTAGTTTCAAGCAGGCCCTAACAGAGTTGGGCTTCTCGAAGAAGCAGGCGGAAGATATTTCCGTCGTTATCAGTCCTCGTGCCGAAGACGGGGAAAGCGCCGTAGCCACCGCGCTCAAGAAGGCCGTGGCAGAACTTTCCCAACTTTAACTAGAGGACACGATTATGTCTGAAGTCGAACAGAGCGTGCTGGAGCTGACCACCCTGGTCAAAACCAAGCATCAAGAGCTCAATACCACCTTCGAAGAGTTCAAGAAAACTCAGGAGCAGGCGGCGAACGAATTCGCCAAGAAAGGCGATCTGGACCCGCTGCTGGAAGACATGCGCACCAAGATGGCTGCCAACATGGCCGCGACGCAGGAGAGCATTGACAACATCATGCTGAAGCTGAACCGCCCCAAGTTCGGTACCAACAGCTACGATGATGCCGATGCAGCCTTCCAGAACGCCCGCAAGTTCTTCACCCTGAAAGCTGCGCATGCCGGTGAGCTGTCCGGCGGCCGCCGCCTGAAAGACAGCGACATTGATGTAGAGGCCTACGGCACCTACAAGAGCGCCCTGGCGACCCTGTTCCGCGTGGGCGATGAGCGCAAGCTGGACAATGAGGTCTACAAGGCCCTGTCCATCGGCTCTGATCCGGATGGTGGCTACACTGTTACCCCGGAGATGAGCAGCATGATCATTGAGCGTCAGTTCGAGTCAAGCCCGCTTCGCCAGGTCGTAAATGTGGAGACCATCTCCAGCTCTTCCTTGGAAATCCTTGAAGATCCGGAAGAGTTCAGCGCTGCACGTACCAGTGAGGTCAGCTCCACCGGAAACAGCGGTACCGCGCAGCTCGGCAAGCGCGAGATTGTGGCGCACATCATGGAGGCTCGCCCGCGTGCTACCCAGACCCTGATCGACGATAGCTCTGTTGACATCGAAGCCTGGATTGCCCGCAAAGTGGCCAACAAGTTCGGTCGTGTCGAGGCTAGTGAGTTCATCACTGGTAACGGTGTTGGTAAGGCGCGCGGTATTACCACCTACACCGCCGGCACCAGCTGGGGCCAGGTTGAGCAGATCAATTCCGGCGCCAACGGTAGCGCCAGCTACGCCGGCCTTGCTGCCATCGCCACGGGGCTGAAGGAGACCTACTACGCCAATGCTCAGTGGCTCCTGCACCGCGCCTTGATCGGTAAGATCCTCGCGCTGTCTGGTAACGATACCCCACTGTGGATCCCGTCCATCGCAGTAGGCCAGCCATCTACCCTGCTAGGTTATCCGGTTCGCTTCGCGCAGGACTTCGCCGCCTTGGCAACCGGCAGTCTGTCCGGCGCCTTCGGCGACTTCCGCAGCGGCTATACCTGGGTGGATCGTCTGGGTGTGCGCATCCAACCTGATCCGTATACCGCCAAGCCTTATGTGGAGTTCTATACCACCAAGCGCTCTGGCGGTGCCGTAACCAACTATGACGCAGTGAAGATCATCAAGCTTAGCGCCTGATGATAGCTGACCGGGGCATCTGCCCCGGTCATCGTCAACCATCTTAAAGAGGAAAGCAGCTATGCACGATCTGCACGATAACTCCCACGTCAAGCGCGTGATTTCCCCGGTCGCTGTTGGTACTACCGGCACCGGTCTCACGGGTAAGATCATCGACCGCCAAGGCTACGGTGGTGTCGAGTTCCTGATTCATTATGGTGCCGCCACCGCCACCGGTTATACCAATACCATCACCGTATTGGAAGGCGATACCACAGGGGCTCTGACCTCCGTGGCCGATGCGGACCTACTGGGTACCGAGGCCTACGCCAGCATGCCTGTACAGGCTACCGCACGGACCTCCGGCACTGGTATCAACGTGACCAAGTCCGTCGGATACAAGGGCAACAAGCGTTACGTGACCGTGAAGGAAGTCCCGACTGTTACCGCCGCCGCTATCATCGGCGTGGATGCAATCTTGCACTCCCCTGAAGCGGCGCCGACTGACAACACCACCTTCGGTGATTAACCTGCTAGCAATCTTTGCAGAAATAGGTCGTGCGCTCATCCCGTGCGGCGCCGTGAAACTCGGCCCCCTTTCTACTTCTGGATGAGAGAAGACGATATGCTGAACGCTTTAAATTCTGGTGAAAGACAAGTATCCCCGACTATTGACGGCATCCGCCGTGATCATGTTGCCCGTTACGAATGGGCAGCGGAGCTTCTACAGGGCAAAAAGGTTGTTGATCTCGCATGCGGGATTGGCTACGGCGCGCAGATACTCGCAGAGAGCGGATGCCAGACATTGGGCATTGACCGGGATTCAGAAGCTATC